GATATTAACTGGAATAGGTACTTGCTTAACGTCATCATCGCCTTTCTTAACTGGAGATAATAACATAACTTCATTAGACATAAGCAATCCATTAAAATAATCATTATACTCATCAGTTATATATCTGGTATTTATTGTTGTCTGTTTAACCCCCTCAATCTTTTGCACCTTACCTCTTTCGTATGAATTTATCGTAAATGATGCACCAGCATAATCTCCAGCAATACGTTCATAGTCATCTTCTCTTGTATAGTTTCTTACGTCTGTATGTTCTCCGTCAAACATATAGTAATCCCATACTCCGTATTTATTCTTCCAAGCTAAAGTGTACTCGTCAAACCTTGTGGCATTGCAGTTATTTTCGGATGCTATCTCAAACATATATAATTTAGATACTGGTGTTGGAAATCTCTTATAGTAAGTTCCAGTTCCAGTAGTAGTACCAGTAGCATAGAAAGATGTTCCAGCCGTATTATTGGCTGCACCTATACTTGTGTAATCTATTTCTCCAGCACCAGTACCACCATCAGTAACTATCAAAATTTTATCGCCTTGCCTTATGTCTGTACCATTAACATGAACACTACTTGTAGCGAATGTACTTGCATAATAAACAGTATAATATTTTACGTTAGATGTGTCAAGTAGCTGATACCCCCCTTTGTTTGGATATTTTATGTTTTTAACATTTGCACCACCTACCCCTGCATAAAGTAAATACTCATCATCTTCATTTGACGTATCAGGCTCAATACCTCCATTGTCAGTATCGTTATCAACTGAAATCATCCCAACATGATTAGTAGGTATTGATTCTCCTTGTACATCTTCAAATACTGGTACATCATCAAAGAACATATATACAAGCCCCCCATTTTCTGTGTCGAAATATGTATTATATTCGTTTAGCCAAGCAAATGTTTTATAGTCGTTGTAGCTTGTTAGGTGTGGTATTTTGTTTGCAGTTGCGTTATTACGGTTAGTGTCATAAGGCAGTAAGCTTAAAAACCTACCGTCTAAAGCGTTGGTTAGACCGAATAAATCTTCTTCAAAATTCATCAAATCTTCCCATTCATTTGCGTAGTTTATAAATGGATATGTTACCTCTGTGGCTGGTAATTGCAGTTCTGGAGAGCCGTCAGCTGTTGTACTATACTCCTCATAACATTTAAAAGTAAAAGTAATGATGTCCTTATTGTTTTTACTTATAGGATAATCTTCTATGTCTGGTGTAGATGCTGTACCTACATCGGTAGTATTCTGTGGCATCAAATGAATAGAATCATAATCCACCGAGCCAGTTATAGTATTGGCGTGTTTATGAGTTATGTTAAAATAGTTTTTAACTATCTTCTCTATATTAAAATTAGCAGAGCCTCCAAGATTTACAGATTGCTTTAATATTATTTGAACTGCAACACCAATTTGAACATGAACAACATATTTAAATTTATATTGTGATGTTTGATTTGAATCTAATGTTATAGTCCAGTAGTTAGGTCTTGTTACTGTTAGTGCCATTGTTTATTTCGTCTATTGTAAAATTCAAAAAGTTTTCTAAGTCTAAAGCAAAGGCTTTCGTCAATGCTTTTGGTAGCTTCTTGTAGCTTTGAGCAAAGGCATCATCAAAGAAATTAGTACCCTTGTATCCGAATCTATGTATTTTTCTTGTTACAACGTAAGCTATCCCTCTTTGTTGTTGTGCTTTGTTTCTCCAAGCCTCATACTGCCCTTTGCTATTTCTTGGTCGCAACCCCTTACGTTTAACCCATTCTAATATCTTAGGGTATAAAACACCAGAGCCACCACCAGATTTTCCCCTGCCCTCATTTATTGCAAGACCGTAATCTTCCATTCGTATTTTAAGGCTTATAGAATTAGCTGCCACCCCTAAATCGTAGTCAAGTGATTTCATTAATCGCCCAGTATCATACCCTCGCTTTCTTGTTTGCAGATATGTGGCTGCCTTGATTATAACATCCTTACCAAATTTGGATAAGGCTTTTTGCGTTGCTTCTAATTCTAATTTCATATAGGGCTATTACAAGCGTTTATATGACTTGGTACTGTTATACTGATTGTTCCTTTCCAGCCAGCGAGTAAGTTCTCAAATCGGTCTGTAAACGGCTCACAAGTAACACTATCATTTATTGCGTAGCTTCTTGAATCGATTATAGGTGTATTTCTACCTAATCCGTTTTTAAACTCTCTGTAAATGTCTGCCATTACAAGAAAGGTATTATTGAGTACGTCAGTTTCATTTGAGCCGTCAGCAGATACAATATCCATAACCAGCAAATCAAAGGTAAATACAAAATCTCTGCTATTAATTGTTGAGGGTTGTTCTATCAAGTGAGCCTTTGCAAAGTCCACCTCGTTTGACAAGTCTACCTCGAATATATCTCCGAATGTGAACGAATTGACTTGCTTGTGTGCGTTGCAAATCTTCTCGAATTGCTCAACTATACTTTTAAATGATTTCATTTCTTAGCGTTTTCTTTATCCTTTATATATGCTAAATAGGTAAAACATTTGCCTATCCCTATTTCAGTTGCTTGGTCTATCTTTAATACATCATCGTTAGCTAACACCATTAAGATTGAATACCAACCCCATTTCTTGCTAAACCTTTGTTGTTTATCGGTGCTTTGCCCTCCAGTGAAGATTGAAGAATACTGCTCAAATAATCTTTCCCTAAAGTCCAAAAAAAAACCATTGCACCATTCACTACATTTGCTGGTAGCTTATCTTTGAACAACTCTGCTCTCTTTCCAGTACCATTGTATTTTTCTATATCATATTTACCGTACTTCTCTTTTACGACTGGTCGGTACAATACTGCCATAACTTTGTGGAGATTCTTGTTCAGTTCCTTGCAGTATGTATCTAAGTCTGCAAACTCTCCAGTAGTTATCTCCGATAGGTTAGGATGAAAGCCGTATTTCACGCCCTCTAACGTAACGAATTTAATCAGCCTATTGTCTTTCTTAGACAAACTTAATAACTTGTCGTAAACCATTTCCAAATCGCTTAGACGGAATCTGTCAAGTGTTTCTCTATCTACTCCAGTCAATAACGAGATACTTCTTTTCTGCCGTTCTAACGTATCTATATCGGCTTCTTCTATATCAGCCAATCCTTGCAGTTGTCCTAATGTAATCTCGCTTGTATCTGTCGGTATAATCAACTTCATATTATTAAATAGTAAAATGTGTAATATGTATAAAAATAAAAAAAGCCCTACTTTCGTAAGGCTCTTGTTAGTATGTTTATTATCATAAGTTTTTCCACCTAATCATTTCATCTATTTCATCCATTACATTTTGGTCAATAGTAGATAATATATCTGACTTTCTTAGACCAACATATCCGTATCTTTCTGTTAGGTGATTGTTAATGTAAGTTGTGAAACAGAATCCACCTTCTGGGTATTTGCTAATTTCAACTCTTACATCATAACCTCTATATTCTGATTGTGCAACATAGTTTCCTATGTAATCTGTGTGTTTCTTGAATTTTAATTTTAGTGCTTTCATGTCGTTAGTTTGTTTGTTTGTACATGACAAATATAAAACAATTTTTTATAATACCAAACAAATAATAAAAAAATTTTAAAATAATTTATCGAATAGAATATCTACCTACGTTTGGTTTACTCTTAACCATAGTAACGGCATAGCGTAAAGCATCAATTCCGTGATTATTATTATCTATTGGCTTGTTAAGTAAATAGCCGTTCTTATCCTCTTGCCATTTGTAGCCGTTAAACTCCGATATAAGGTTAGTGCTTTTTGTTGTTACGCATAGCTTAAATCGTTTGAGTAGGTCTATCCCTATGTTGATTGAATCCTTACCCTTTACGCAAGGTTTTACGTTGTACCCTAATCTATATAATTCTTCGATTGATTTAGGCTCTGAACTGTCTGCAAATACAACTCTTCGCTTATCAGCCCAGAAAACATCCATTCGGTTAGCAATATCAGAGTTAGTGAGTCCTCGTTCATATAGTAATTCGTTAAATATTAATTTATCTTCTAATTCGTAAACCTCTACCAAAGCACTCGGGTCGTTGGTATATCCAAAGTCTAAGCCAGTAGATATGAGTTTAGCTTCTTCGGGTATCTTGCTCATTATCTCAACTCTTGGGAATATGATAGACTTAGAGAATCCTCTTTCCCCTAATCCGTATATCTTCCAATAGTCCTCGTCTGTATCTCGTAGCCTTTCAATCTCCTTGACCAACTCATCAGGTAAAAAGGGGTTGTCCTTGTACGTTGATTTAATGAATGTGCAGTCCTCTCTATTGAGTATCTTATCATATAGCCAATGATGAGTTTCAGAGGGGTTATAATCTATGTATATCTTTTCCTCTGTTCTTACGAGCAGCTGGAAAAAATCTTCCCACGTCAATTCGTTTGCCTCGTTACAAAATAGGTAGTGCCGTTTAGCACCTCTTTTCTTTTGTGGTTGGTCTAAAGATATAAACTCGAATGTATTGCCGTTTAGCGTGTAGGTGTGGTCTGATTTATTGTGCTTTGTTTCGTCGTATAAATCAAGGTTGTTAAGTATCTCAAAAAAGTCTTTCATTACCGATAGCTTCAAACTGGGTAGCGACTTCCTTACGATGCTAAACCTTTTACCAGTATTCTCAAAAGCCTTTACAATAAGCAACTGACAAAGTGAGTAAGTTTTCCCACTTCGCGTACCCCCTTGATTAACTACTAACTTAGTTGGTGCGTTGTAGTTTCTCTCGAATACATTACTCGTCTGTATCTTTAGGCTTGACAATCTCTATCTCTATTTTGTTAATCTTTTCTCCTTGCGTTGTTACATCTATCTGTTGGCGTTCACTTAATCCAAGTTGTGTTTTAGCTGCATGAATTACAACGCTTGGTACTTTATCTTTTATACATTCGTAATACTTAGACCGAATAAAATCGTGTTCTATTTGTTCTATCTCTTTAACCTTTTGAGCAAACTCCTCGTCCTCTTTGAGCCACCTATAATAGTTAGTTCTTGATAGGTCTGTCATCTTTAGAGCCGTTGAAACAATACCCAACGATTTCTCTAACGCTTTGAGCATTCTCTCTTTAGCTACCTTTGTTCTATTTTGTTCCATATATCTGCATATATTTTTTATGTATCTTCTTTAGCATATCCTTACAATACGTTATATCTCCGTACTCAATATGGCAAGTTCTACACAATGCTTGTAAGTTTTCTATGTTGTCTTTTGTTTTACTCCCACCCATACCTCTTGCGTCTATGTGATGTATATCTGTGGCTTTTGCCTCGCATACTTCACAAGGTATAAAATCGGTATCATTGAATCCGAAATAATCAAGGTATATCTTAGTATGCTTTTTCATATCGGAGAGCCACAACACTCGCAAACGTCTTTTGTAACATCTTCCAGGGTGTTATCTTCGTACTTGTCTATATTTATGTTTAAATCGTTTACTGTAAACCCTACCTCAAACAATACTTCCTCATCAAAGTAATTCAGCAGTAGGTCATCGTCAAATTTACCACCGTTCTTGTTAAGCCTAAGATTGAGTTTCATTTCTTTTTCGATAGGCAAATCAACTGCATAAGTTAGTATGTGGTCGTTACCTAAATCTTCCCATGCTCTTGCTCTTTGATGCCCACCAATAATGACGTTCTTCCTATCCTCGTTTGAATTGATGACAATAGGATTCACTAACCCAAATTCTTCCAGGCTTTTTTTTAGGTCTTTAAATTGCTTCTTAGATATTTTGCGAGGATTATATTCAGCAAATTTCAACTCCGATATTTTAACGCTTTCAATCTTCATAGCTTTTTAATAATTCAGTTAAATCCTTTACCATATCTCTAACGCATCCACCACAAGAAGATACGTTTTTACGCATTCCAAATATCTCATTATACAAGTTAGTTAGTCCTACGTTCTGCTCGTGAGTAACCTTACTCCCCTCAATGCTATTTACAAGCCGTTTAAGGATAGATAATTGGTCTGGGGTTATATCCTTCTCCCTTTCCCATTTTCCGATAGGACAACGAGTAAAAGCAATCGCACCTTTTATCTTCATAAAGCACCCACACTTCTTGCATTGTGCAACCGACTTTCTAAAGTGTTCGCACTTGCGACATATTTCCATACGTTCATTATACGTCTTATTGCTTGTCTTTAATTTCATCCTTTATATAGTTTCTTACGTTCTTTATTGTATTGAATATTGATGTGGTGCTTATGTTGGTTGATTCCGATAGGCTTCTAATTGAGTGGTCGGATTCATAGTAAATCTTAAACAATGTCTTATCGTAGAAATGTAAGTCTTTCATCACTTCCTCTATCTGTTGTAGCCGTTGCTCAAAAAGTATTTTGTCTTGTATTATTTCTTCGCTATCATCGTGTGCAAGGTTGCTCACTACTGCGTTTGCATCTTTAAGGTAGGAATGATGCTTTTTCTTGAATGGAGATGTGCTTCTGATATACTGGTTGAGCATCACTCTTGCTACCCAGTATTTAATATGTCCGTTATCGTATATCTGCTGGAGTTTTTCTTGGTCGTACTCCAACATAATGACATAGATTTCTTGCGTTAAATCTTGTGCATCTATGTCGTTGCCCTTTGTTATCTTTAGAGCTATCTCGTATATATTATTGTACTCCTTGCCGAGCAAATACTTTAATTCGTTCATATCTATTCTTTAGAGCCTTGTCGCCTATGTTAATACCATGACACATATATAAATAGCGTTTTATGACATTTATTTTTTTGCCTCGTCTTACTGCTTTCAAAATTAATCTGTTTACTAATCCTCTTCCTAACATAATTATAAATTTAAAAAAAAAGTGAGGTAAAGATTTTACTCTCTACCCCACCCAAAACTAACTAATGAGAAAACCTATGTACTAATATAGGCTAAATTTTATTTTTCTGCTCTCGTGTTAATAACTCCAGAATCTTCTCTAAATATACGGCCAAATCCATAGCTTCCTCTTGTGCGTGTTTTACCCAGTCTATTGTAGAGAGGTCTG